GTTCATTAATTCTTTCTTGAACCTTAGACCAAGCATTTTTCTTTTCACCTTCGGATTCAGCAGGAACCGCTTCTTCTGAATTCTCATCACTAGCCAAGAGTTCTTCAGCTTCTGTTGCCTCAGATACGCTTTGATCCAAGTTCGTTGCTTCCGTTGCGCTAACCTGGCTATCAACAATCGCATTGTTTTCTTCGCTCATTACTTACTCCTAAGTCGTTTTACGGTTGGTTCTGATCTGGCTTTGCTTCGCCAGTTAGTGCTTCTACATTTGGCTTGCGAGTCATCGCACCAGGCTTTGGCATTGGCGCTGGTCCAGATTGCTGTGGCTCTGGCTGTGCTGGCGGTTGAACTGCCTGACCCATTGCTTCATGCACACCAGGCATGACGTTGTTCTCTAACGTCTCAAACTCCATGTTCTCCTCTGGCAACTCTTCAGCACCAAGGCCAAGCATCAGCTTGAGATTCTCATTGACCATTGCTTGCAGTTGCTGATCTGTGACCATCAGCTTGCCTTCAACATCAATACGCTTCGTCTGCGAGTCAAACCACTGGCGCTCTGCTTCCTGAATCTTCAGCATGGCTTCATTGCGTGAGAACTGTAGCTCTTGGCTCATCTCTTCCATCTGATTAGCCATTTGCTCAATCATCTGCTGTGCTTGAATGACTTGCGGATCAACCTTAGTGCCATCAGCAGTCGGCTGCAATTGCGGCGGAAGCATAGCTTGCAAGCGCTTAGAAATCTCTTCAGCACCAGGCCAGTCCATGTTCTTGAGCATGAGATCGCCGATCATGTTGAACAGACTGGGATTAGCCTGTGTCAGCGCAAGCATCATGTTTGCAGCTTCATCGCGCTTCGTTGCATAGCTAGGACCTGAGTCACATACAACGTCATACGTTCCGACAGCAGGATTGTAGATGCTGTCAACCGCTGGATTGTCAGTGTATGCGCTCGCCATGCCCATATTGGGATCAATGTTGACCTGTTTGGGCACACCGTCTTCGCCAAGGATGCGAATGACTCTAGCGCGGTCATAAATCTTAGGAATCATATCCAGTACGATGCGTCCTGCATGACGGATAGAACGATTCAAATTGTCCTGGTAATGGAAGTTGCCAGTCTCAGTCTGCTTCTGACGCAGCATCAATGCACGGCCAGAGGTTTCATTGGATTCACCGCCTAGACTTGGCTGGTAGATACCCATGGATTGCATGATGTCATTTTCAGCAAGCGAAATAGCTTGCATGATTGCGCTAGATGCCTGTGGCGGCTGTGACCTTTGCGGCGGAGGCGCAGGAGTGCCAGCAATAGAGATCGGATCGTATTCAAGATAGGCCAGAGATTCCTGGTTGGCTCTTCCCCAGCGCGGATCAGTCTCAAACTGTCCAGCAACGCCTACAAACGGCGCTTTAGGTGCAAGCGCTACGTTCTCAGCATTAGCACTCAAATAGTAGTTGTAGAGCCTCTGAGCGTCCTTAGCGTTGCGAACCAGGCCAGACAGATAACGCCGACCCTGTACCCAGACCTCATGTCCTAGCACTGGAATTATCGGAATGTATTTCGTCGGAATCTCAGCTTCTTCTAAGATTGTTTGACCAGTAACCTTGCACCACATGCAACGGCGAACATCAGCCATCCGTGAACGGCCAGACTCTTCGTCAAAGATCTCTTCCTGTGAGTGTTCAATGTAGTAATACTCAGCAATGCGGATAGAGTCTTTCGTGTACCAGCCCTGCATGTCTCCATTGCCAGCAGATTCCCAGTTAGTCTCTGGAACGTCTGGATACAGACGCTTGAACTCATCCTTTGGAATCTCTTCAGCAATGATGCAGTATTCAGCATCTGAGCCATCAGGCTGCTTGCTATGCGGATCAAAGTAAATCTTCATAGGATCAACAATGCGATCAATAAAGATTTCCTGATCGAATGAGCGATCATCTGCCCAGTCATTACGAACACGGAAATAGCCAAGGCCTGTATCTACTTGCCATTCGACTGCTGTGTCATAAGCTATAGAGGCATTTGAATTATCCTGGATATGACGAACAATGCCCATCAATACTTCAGACGTTTCCTGGTCAGCGCCATCATTGACAGGACGAATACGCACACTTGGCGTGTTCTGGCGGATCTCATTGACTACTCGATCACGGAACTGAAGCAAGCGATTAACGACAAGCATTGGTCTTTCGCGCCCAGGTCTATTCCTGTCAAATTTGGAACTTTCGGGCCATTGATCTGCTAAACGTGCAAAACGAATATCATCCAGCATCTCTTGTCGATTCTGCGCTGTAGATTCCATGCAGATATCAAACCGCTTCCGTATGGTTTCTAGCTTCTCTCTAGTTGCTTCTGAGTTATCCTCATTGCCAACACCAAGAGAATCCATGATTGAGTCAGTATCAAGATTAGCCATTTGCTGTACCGTTTACCAAAGTATGATATTTCAATTCAGCCTCACGCCTAGCTTTGGCCGCATCGTCAATTGTATCAAACAACCCTAAAAATATATTTTTCTTGTGCAAACCTATCTGAGCCTGCCACTTAGCGTAGCGTTTGTTCCAAGTTACGCCAACTACACCAGACGTATTTGTGCAAACTAACGTAAGATTTTGATGATTTTCAGAAGTGTTGCATTCTCTTAGATTTTCAATGCGATTATCATCTTTTACCCTATTGATGTGATCTATTTGATCCTTTGGAAATGACCCATTGAAAATCAACCAAATTATCCTATGCTCTAAATACAAGTGACCATAAAGACCAACTTCGCGATATCCGGTTGCAGCAACCCTGCCTGCTCTTGTTCCTTTTCTGGTCCTGCCACCGACATTTAATAACCAAGTTAAATGCCCAGTTGTCTTATCATAAGACAGCAATGAAAGGACTTGATCTTTTGTGATAGAATTTTTTTGCATCTTTGCTACTCCTAATAGCGATTGATGAAGTGGGGCACAGTTGGCGCTGTGTCCTGCAATTATATCACGAACCCATCCAGCTTCCTGTTCTGCCAACATCATCATAGCTTTTACGCCTGATGTTATCGTTTCTCATTTGGTCAGCAGCCATACACATATACCTCCAACAATCCGCACCATGACTTGCGTCATCATGTAGCGGTCCTTGCGGTTGCCCTGTAGTTGCGTTGATTGACCTTCGATAACGCTTTAAACATTCTTGTAAGCGTGTTGTTTTTTCTTTGTCTAGCCATGTCCTGGGAAAAGCCAATCGAGCCACTCTAATTCCGTTCTCAACATCGCCAATTGGAATGACGCTAACCGTCCATCCAAGTTGAGTCATGATTTCTGATGCAGATTTGCCTGTTTTGAAATCACGCGCCACAGCATCATGTGGCATAAAGACTGTTCCCCAGTTGTATTGGCATTGCTTTAACTGGTCAGAATAATAGTCTAGCGTTCGATAAGACTCTTCAATGTAATCAATTACTCGAAGTTCTGATCCAGACCTTTGCACCATTATGATTGCCATCTTGTCCGCCCATCCAAGATCAAAGACAGCATGGGTTTTTAGGATTGGATCATGTGAAACTTTTGTGATTCGATGCTCATCAACCATTTGTTGAAACTCATCGCTATAAATAGCGCCATCAACAACAACTTTTGGCTTTCCGTTCCAAATGTTTTCATAGTCTTTTGCGTTATGCGCTTGGCAATGCAATCGCTCTTTTTCTAAGACTTCTGGAAAATATGGATTTTCATCCCAGTTGATCTTAACTACTAAAGAATCTTCTGGAGGCGTTAAAACAAAGCGTAAGTAAGTTTCATCTGTTTCAAGATCAGGATTAAGAGTTAGCCAAATCTCTGATCCTGGCTTTCTTACCGTAGGCGTAAGAATGTCCCAACTTTTTTTACTTACCGTTTGCGCTTCTTCTACCCACACACGATCCATGCCTTCAAAACTTTTAACGCTTTCGACTGTATGCGATGCTAGTCCAGCAAAAGTAAACTCAGATCCATTGATGCCGCGAATTGCGGATTCTGTAACGGTGAAAAATTGACCAAGACCAAGAGCCTGTATTTGGTCAGTAAGCAATTGATGAACTGACTGACGGATGGATTTTTGCACCTCACGAGCGCAGAGGATTCTTAACGGACGTTCTGCGGCTTGGATTAATAAAGCTCTTGCAAAAGCCCAAGACTTTCCAGATCCTCTACCACCATAAGCAACTTTGTAACGAAAAGACTCAAATAATCCTTTGAGCTTTGCAGGAAACTTAGCCTCAGTTTCGTTACTCAAACTTCACCTTGATTGCATGTTGAACTGGACCGCCATCGGAACCAGTAAGCTGATTCTTGACCTCAGTTGGAATGAGTTTGCCAACAAGAGACATAAAAGCCGCTGGATTCTCACGCGCTTGCTCAAGAAAGTATTCTGAGCCGTTAAGTTCATCAAGCGCAGCCATGAGCATTTCTTTGACTGCTTTAGTTGTTTTGTTTTTCGTACCAGCAGGACGACCCATTCCAGCGCGAGGCGGTTTAGGTCGAGTAGAAGATTTCACTAGTTTAGTGTCTGTCATCGTCTTAATAAGTCTGAAAGACTCACTCCATTTCGACTAACAATCTCTGGAAACTGATCGTCAAACATGACGTAATTGCGTGAACCTTTGCCAGCAGAGCGAGAGCCTTGGTCTAGGTAGCGGATGCCTGGAATTCCAGCCTGTCGCAGTCTTTCGCTTGCGTCTTTTGGTGACTTGAATGATCCCCTGGAACCAGAAATTAACTGTTCTGGTGTTGCGTCATGCAATGCTTCACGCATTGAATCATAAGTTTCCCCGAGATATTTCCAATAATCACCATCGTCCATTGAAATTGGCTTAGTGTTTAGTGCTTCAGCAATGTATGAATCATTCAGTCCTGCAAGTGCATTTCTTACACCTTCAGGCTGCTCACTCAATGGCGCATCCCAGTCCAACAAATGATGCTCTCCTAGCGGATCAGCCGCTTCTCTTGCAGCATCAGGCCATTTGAGTTCGACGTTGTAGAGATGACCGGGGTCTTGTCGTATAGAACTACGCTGTTCCATTAGCGTGTCATATTCACTTGCAGCATTGCGGCCAACATCAGATTTAAACTTTCTGTACTGACCAGCGCTATCTGATTCCATGATCCTTGAAAGTTCTTTCATACGATCATTTATTGCGCGAATACTGTCCATATCTTTTACATTTTCTTGGTATTGTTTCGCCACCGGACTATCAAAACCTTGAGCAAAGTATCCGCCATGTCCGTATGCCTGTGCACCTTCGCCAGTGCCGATCCTGCTGAAGTCGAACTTATCAAACATGTGCGGCGAACCATGACTGGCTTTAATCATTCCAGCCAGACCACCGACTCCATGTGATCCAGTGCCAAACCCGAAAAATCTTTCAGCGCGTTCCTGCATTTCAGAATCTCCACCGAAGAAATCCTGCCAACCTTTGCCCTGCTCCCAGTCCTGACGGCCACGCCAGTTCCGGTAATCTTCCATTAAGTTAGCAAGACTTGGCATACTCAATCCTCATCAACAGTGCGACCCATCCAGAACTCGCAAGAGTCCTTGGCTTTCGTTTCTTTCATAATGTCATCGCCATAACAATCAAGAAAGCAGCGACCATCGTTAGCTCTATCAAAATGCTTTTCCCAGAATTCGCAGTTGGAACAGATATGATCCAGATCATTCATTTACTTGGACCGCTTACGCAATTTTGGCGTGTTCATAGCTTCTTGAATTGTCATTCCAAGTTTAGTTATGCGCCAGTGTATCACTTGAATGCTATGACCGCTAATTTCAGCCGCCTCCGCAAAAGTCAATCCATCATGCACAACATTTGTTCTTTTGTTTCTTGCGTTTTGCTTTGGCGTTGCCCACCGGCAATTTTCTTTTGAGTATCCTGCATTGTTGTCTATCCTATCGAGCTGCATTCCTGGCTCTGGATGACCCATGTCTGCAAAGAAATTTTCAAAATTCATCCACTCAGAGGATACGGTTATTCCTCTTCCGCCGTAATTGTAATAATTAGGATTCTTTTCATTTAAACATCTTTTTTTCATGCCAGCCCATACGTTGTATGCTGGCGTATTAATCATTCCATGTGTCTTTTTTTGTTTGCCTTTTTCAATTCTAATGCAACCGCAACTGTTTGTGCTTTTTAAGCTATCAAACCTAACAAAAGAATCATTTCCGCAATCACACTTGCATCTCCATCCTCTTCTGCCCAAGTTTGTTTCGGTGCAAATGAGGGTTAATCTGCCTTTTTTATCTCCTGGCTGT